CAGAAAAGGAATTATTACCATGCAATTACAGACTAGAATTAACATTGAACGCAAGATTGTTTCTCGCATTGTGAAAGACGCATTGGCTAACGATCATAAGGTTAGCGTTTACGACAGCGAGGAATATGTATTAAAAAGAAGCCAATCATATAAAGCAATCATGGAAGCCTGTTTTTCCACCGATGATGATACCCTTGTAATAAGGGATAACGCTGGCGAATACCTAGGAAGCATAGCCTTAATATATGGGAATTGTGGCTATGATGTCATAAGCGATTACACATCTAACGAAACAATGGAAGCCTTGCTTGTTGGTGCGTTCCAATTGGCTAACAAACTTGAGGAAACTTACTGCTAAATTCCAAGCTATTAACCCTTGTTAGCTTACAGGGGTTAGTGGCGTGTGATTTTACACGGTAACATTTCAGAAAAGGTAAACAACATGGAACAATTACTTAACCAATTAACACTAGCGCAAGCGCAAGCATATAATAATTCAAGTGAGCAATTCACATTTTGCACTGATATCTTAGACGCTAATAATCTTATTAGGTGTGATAAAAATGTGTTAGCATTAGAAAATAAATTTTTGGAAATATTAAGGGGCTAACCGTGAACCGCGAAACATACCTAAACACCGTTACTAGCAAATATCTTGTTCCCCATTTCAAGGCGCAAGGTTTCGACATACCTAGCAACATTCGCATGGCTTGCTCATTAACAAGTGGTAGGGGTGCGAAAAACAAGGCAATCGGCTTATGTTGGAACGATAGCGCAAGTGCCGACAACACCTTTGAAATAATGATAAGCCCAACCATTGCCGACAGCTCTCGTGTGATTGATATTCTTATTCATGAGGTTTGCCACGCTGTTGTTGGTTTAAAAGAGGGGCACGGCAGTGCGTTTAAACGATGTGCGCAGTCTGTTGGTCTCACTGGTAAGATGACAGCCACCACCGCAAGCGACGCATTAAAAGCCACCATTGCCACATGGGTAGCGGATTTAGGCGAATATCCTCATGCTGTATTGCAAGGCGAAAATAGTGGCAAGCCCAAGCAAGGCACTAGAATGCTAAAAGCCACTTGTGCCGATTGTGGTTATACTGTTAGATTGTCGGCTAAATGGGCGGCTTTAGGTTCTCCGATTTGCCCATGCTGTAATGAGGGCATGGATTTAGAATAGAAAAGGTAAGGTATAGGGCGTTTAAACAGCGCCTTATGCCGTGCAATTTCGCACGGATACAACGGGCTTGTTCCCGTTTCAGACAAGAGGGAATATCATGGAACTATCAACTAAAATGTGCGGTAATGAATTAAGAAAAACCGCTTTGTTAATCACTGAAGCTAGTCGTTTAGGCATGGATTTATCGGGCTATGGCAACCTTGATGTGAATAGCTCGAATGGGAATGTTTACCTTTGGCTAGAGGATTACCCCTTTAGCTTGTTTATTGATTTAGGTAGCGACGATGTGCAGGTCTGTTGGTCTAGTTATGAAAGCGATTGGGAGGAATTCAACACCACCGCAGATAAAACCTTATATGACTTGGAACAATGGGCTAGTGATTGTGTAAAAACCGAGCAAAGTTATAACGAGGAAATGGGGGCTTAATCATGAATACTTTAACTATATTATGTAAATCTTACGGGTGGCAAGGTGGCACAATCCACCAAGCGTTAGAGCATTTTAAAACGCTATCTATGGCAGAAAAAGACAGCATTTGTGGTAAATTGGTGGATAATATACACCTTATATCTGATTTAGAAAATGTTACTTATTTAATGAAAGCTAGGAATTCTCACTTAACTATTAAAACTTTAGGGACTTAATCATGTATTATTCTTGGGAAGTAACAATTAAAATTAAAAACGCACAGGGCGAAGTTATCGAAACGCTAAAGGGGTGGGAGTTATCAGATAATACTTTTTATGGTATAAATGAAGATGTCGAACAACTAATGAATGATGTTTATAATCTGCAAGGGGAAGAATAATGTATATTTTTCTTGATAATGATAAGCACAGCTTAACCTATAAATCTTTTTGTGTAAGGCATGGGGCTGTTAGCTATGATGGGTTTGACACTTTTGTCGAAGCGTTTATTTTTATGAGGGGTTTATAATGGGATATAGAAGCGAAGTTAAAAGTCTAGTTTATGGCGAAGTGGAAGCTATGGCTAAATTTAAAGCCGACAATGCCGAACTAATCGAGCAATTAGCGGAGGATTTTGGTTTTGATGTAAAACAATGGGCTATTGGTAAATATGAAATGATATACTTGAGCCTAGACTACTCGAAGTGGTATGATAGTTATTCCGAGGTAATCCGTTGGAATAACCTTTTAACCCTTGCCCAATACGCTGAATTGATTACCGAATTCGTGCGCATTGGTGAGGAAGCGGGCGACATCGAAACGGATTATACGGGCGACTGCGAGTATTATTTACAAACCGAGTGCCACATTGTGGCTAACTTTTAAGGGGTATTAAAATGGCTTTATATTTAGTAACATCAAGGCAAACCGTTTATGAACAAACCGAAGTGGAAGCCGACAGCGAACAACAAGCCCTAGAATTCGCCTTTGTGAATTGTAGCGACTTGGAATGGGATATTAGCGACGCTGGCGACTTTGAGTGCTATCACGATTTAGAGATAAAAGGGGCTTAAAATGCAAGACAGCATAAACTATAAAATCCAATGTAGGATAAACAATTGGTTCGAGAGTGGGTGCGATGACTGGGACTACGACAGCGCATATTTTAAGCCCGCAGACACGACTTTTTATTGCAACCATTGTCAGACGCATAAAAGCATTAAGCTACAAAAAACAACATTTGACAGCTTAAACCGTAAGCAAATAAGATGCACAGCTTGCGCAAGTAAAATCACTAAACCTAAAGGGATTAAAAAATGATAGATGTATTTAAAAATCAGTATGAGGAAATGCAACAATGGTTTGATGACCACCCCGAAACAGAGGGACATGAAGCCGATTATCCTCAATTTGTGGAAATGAATATATTATTTAGTAAAATACAGGAGTTAAAAAAATGAAACACCAATTTAAATCTAGTGGCGATGTATCGCATTATAAGTTTATCTCTTTGCATGGCATGGATAGAAACTGTTTAAACGATGTGGACTGGGACTATAAACGAGAAAAACAACCCTTGTTTGGGCAGTTTGTGGACACGCTAGCCTTTATAGGGGCGACTTGCCTCCTAGCTGTGGTTATCCTATTACTTTCTTATTAAAACAAGCGACAGGGGCTTTAAAATGGCTTTAACTAAGGTTTATACAATATGGGAATATGTGGAAAAGATAGACGATTGGGCTATGTGGACTATGCCTAAATCCTATTGGGCTACACGCAAAGCGGCAGAAGATTGTTTGTTGGACTACTGGAAAGACTTGGACTTAGGGCAAGAAGATTATAAGATGGATAATTTTTTAATAGAAGAGGATTTTATATAATGAAAATCAAATGGAGTTCTGTATTTACTTTTGATGTATATTTTTATGACGGTTGGGAAAATTGCGTTAGGTTTCGGATATTAGACGGGACACTGATTGCTTGTAAAAAATATGGTAATATCCCTGACAATTATATGCAATTAGCCGCAAATCGCTGCAAATCACGGAAATTGCAACCTAAACCTAGCGTTTAAACACCTTTGTTGTGGGTATAGGGAACCTGAGTTTTTGTTGTATTTTTACAACAACCTGTTATAATAGTGTTGCGTTTTTACAACAATTATTATAAGGGAATTTTCATGCGTTGCTTGGCTTGTGATTGTGAATTATCAGATTTAGAGGCTATTCGTAAAGATAGTCATGGGGTATATGTGGATTTTTGTAACAAGTGTTATCAATTTACGAAAGACGAAATCACATATATTGAGATTGAAAGGGAAATGCAAGGGATTATGGACGAAACAAGTTCGCCATAGGAGAACGCAGTATGAGTAAGTTTTTACAATTCACACCTTGTGAAAAATGTGGTTCTAGTGATGCAAATGCGGAGTATGACGACAGTTTTTACTGTTTTTCATGCAATCGCTACACACCTAAGCTAAGTTTAAAGCGTTTTAAGGCTGTAAAAGAGGTTAGGGTATGTAATGGTATCAGTTTGGAAAAACAACTCGCTGGCGGTGCCTTAAAATGGCTTTTAGGGTATGGTTTAACGAGTGATGAGATAGCACAATTCACTTATGCAAGGGAAAGGGTTGGAAAATATGGCGTAATGCCATGTGATTTACTGGTTTTATATTCAGGTGCAAATTACTGGTGCGCTAGGAACTTTGGTAAGGGTGCAAAATACCTTACGAGTGGCACAAAACCCTTTTTAAAATATGGTAATAACAATGACACATTGGTTTTTGTTGAAGACATAGTATCTGCTGTTAAGGTTGGACGACAATTTACTGCTGTTCCAATGTTAGGCAGTATGCCCTCACAAGATGCGGCAAGCCACCTAGAAACCTACAAGAATGTTTTTATATGGAACGACATGGATAAAGCAAAAGACGCTGTTAAAACGGCTAGGAATTTGTCAGAGAGGTTGAACAAGAGGGTTAGATGTATTATTAGCCCAAAAGACCCAAAGGAATACGATGACAATGCTATAAAAGAGTATATATATAATAATATAATATATTAAATATATATATTATATATTATTAGGGTAACATAGATTTCCTATGTTGTCAATGAATAAATAAAAGAGGTATTTAAATGATTGAACATAGCATACTGAAGCTATTTTTAGAGGATAACGATTTATACGAAAAATATAACCCCTATTTAAAACTAGAGTTTATAAAAACAGATTACCCACTCTTGTTTAAGCTATTTAAATCTTTGCCAGCTAAAAGCGTAGAGGAACTTGAAGCAAAATATCTAACGCTATACCCCGTGTTAAAAGATGGTGATAGAAAGGTGATACATGAGTTATTAGCCACCGTTGCTAACAAAGAGGTGCACACTCAATCAATCGTTGATTATATGCAACAACATTTCTCACAATCTGTTGCTAACGAACTGGCGATTGTGGCATTAGATGTTGGTGAGGGGCGCAAGACGGTTGATGCTTTAACCCCTATCATTGACAAGCTACAACTGGCTGTTGTCGATGAGATAGATGAAGTGGAATGGGTATCAACTGACATCGAGGAACTGATGCACGAGGAGGAACTGGAGAAAGGTTTGAAGTGGCGTTTAAACGCTCTCAACCAATCACTTGGACCACTACGCAAGGGAAATTTTGGACATATCTTTGCCCGTGTGGAAACAGGTAAAACCGCCATGTGGATTAGCGAAGTTACCTTTATGGCTGAACAAGTAGAAAAACCAATACTCATATTTTTCAATGAGGAAGGTGGACGGGATATCGTGTGGCGTATGTATTCTGCTGTTACGGGTTTGACCTACATGGAATTGAGTAATAACATTAAGAAAGCCAAAGCGATATGGGACGAGAAAATAGGCGACAAGATTAAATTCATTGACCAACCATCCCTTGTTGAGCGTAAAATAATGGAAAAGCTGATAGAGGAAATACAGCCATCGCTTATCATCATTGACAACATGGACAAAGTAAAAGGGTTTGTTGGTGATAGGAAAGATTTAGTGTTGCATGAGATTTACAAGTGGGGACGAGAGATTGCTAAGACCTATTGCCCTGTTTTGAGTGTTGGACAAGCGGATAGCACGGGACATAATGACCGCTTTATTAACGAAAGCCAAATGGCTGACAGTAAGACCAGTAAGCCGTCGGAACTAGATTTTATTATTGGTATTGGTAGGACAGACAAAGAGGGATATGAGAATGTTAGGTATATAAATATCCCCAAGAATAAATTACGAGGTGATACCAACACCGTAGAGGCGATGCGCCACTTGAAAGGTAAGGAAGTGCTGATAGTGCCCTATTTATCAATTTATCAGGATATGTAAAATGAGTGTAAAACCATTAGATATTGAAACAACGACCTACAACTTTGGCAACTTTGCTGACAGCCGTAATGTCGCTTGCTTTGTTGGGGTTGGTGAGAATGTTTATAATTTAGAATATGACGACGAGCCGTATGGCGATGCGTTAAAGCAAATACAGTTAGAGATAAACGATTGTGATATGCTCTTGTTTGTAAATGCCAAGTTTGACCTACATTGGCTGACACGATATGGCATTAGGTTTAACCACAAACGCATTTGGGATTGCCAGCTTGTAGATTTCATGTTGTCAGGACAAACCGAGAGTTACCCAAGCATGAATAGCATGGCGATTAAATACAATCTACCCTTGAAACCTGACATCAAGGCTCGTTACTGGGAGAATGGCATTGATACAAAAGACATACCCAAAGAGGAAATTACGTCATATTTGCAACAACATGACCTACCGACAACTCTTGCGATATACAACATACAGAAGGAACTTGTCGAGGCTAAGGGGACAGCGTTTAAACGCCTTGTTTCCCTCCACAACCAAGATTTAGTGGTATTGCAAGAGATTGAGTATAATGGACTGCTGTTTGATGAAACAGAGTGCTTACGCAAGGCTGACGAACTAAACCTAGAGATAAACAACTTACGGGCATCGCTGTATGCAAGCCATTCAATCCCTGAGTTTAACACCGAGAGTGGCGACCATCTATCCGCCTTGTTGTATGGTGGGACAATCGTTATCCCTCGCAAAGAGGTAGTGGGGATTTATAAGACAGGTGATAGGAAAGGGCAAGAGAAGTTAGGGTGGAAAGATTACTCGTTTTATATGCCTAGACTTGTTAAGCCGTTAGCAGGTAGCGAACTTAAGAAAGCAGGGTATTGGGCTACTGGGGCAGATGTGTTAAAATCCCTTAAGCCTAAAGGTGAAGCCAAGAAAATTGTGGACACCATCTTGGAACTCGCTAAACTGGAAAAGATAGTATCAACCTATTACCAAGGGTTGCCAGCATTACGGGAAAAGATGAACTGGAAAGCAAATATGCTTTATGGTAATCTTAATCAAGTTACTGCTAGAACTGGGCGACTATCATCTACAAAGCCTAATGTTCAAAATATATCGGGAGATATGAAGGGTGTGTTTGGAACTAGATTTGGAGGCGAATATGTTGTATGAACGGAACGGTTGGAGGAAACACGACGGCTCACCTGATTGCTACGAGCCTCCTGATAGCTTGATTGAAGTGGAAACTTACAGCTCACAGGGGAATTATGTTGTTAAGGCAAGCCAGTTAGATTGGCAATATGTTAAATTTTATAGGGTAGTAGAAAATGACTAAAGAACAAGACAAGCTTGTTAATGAAGCATTACATAAAGCATTAAAGGTTCTAAACTGTTTAAACAACGACAGGGTATATGAAATCGCATGGGTAAAGGGTGCAATCAACGCTTGTGAAGAAGCATTAGCGTTGTCAGAAAAACAACATACTTTTCCTGACAAAAAACAGCCAGCACAAGAACCTGTGGCGTGGATGAATGATATTGCTTTTAGTATGGATAAAGAGTTACTTGGAACTAGAAGTCGTATAGTTCCACTTTACATTCACCCTGCACCACAGCCAACACACGAACCATCGTGTTGGATAACTGCACATGGCGAAGGTTTTAGAATACGTTTTGAAAAGCCTGATAATGAGGTTACGCTTGGATGGATGGAACTCTACACCCACCCTACACCATCATGGCAAAGATTAAGTGATGATGAAAAGTTAGTTCGCAAATGGAAAGACGCATACAAAATACATGACTAAAGACGAAGCATTAAAGGAGAAGAACAATGCCGTGTAATCAAAACTGTAATCAAGGTCGTAACTGCGACTGTAAGAAAGATTCAAGTATAGATAGAGCTACCGTGGTTGTAGCAACATTGCTACTTATCTGTATTGTTTCCATTGGATTTGGATTATATAAACTAATCAATGGAACTAAAGGTCAAGACTGTGCTGTAGAAGTTCAGTTTGCAGGTGGTGTAAAGGCTACTTACCTTGGCACTAGCATTTAAATTACAAATTGGCAATAAAACTAACAGATTGTAAGAAAGTCGCTACTATCTTGTAAAGCGGTTCAATAAAGTCGCATAATTTAAGAAATATTACAGACAAAGGAAATAGCTATGAAAATATACATATCTAATTATAGATACCATTGGATAAGCCCCTTTAAAATAGCAGAGAAGCTGTGCTTTTGGAGGGACATCGAGTATGACGAGGAGTGGGTGAGGCGTTTAAACACTCTCTTGTATCCAGTCATGTCGAAAGTTAGGGATTTTTTAGACACAATTCACCCTCGTGTCGAATATATCAAAATTGATAAATATGATACTTGGGGAATGGACACCACCCTTGCTCTAATAATAGTGCCAATGCTAAAGCAACTAAAGGCTACAAAGCATGGAGTGCCTTATGACTTGACAGAAGCGGAGTGGAATGTGATATTAGATGAAATGATATGGGCATTTACTGAAATTTCCACTGGGTTAAATGAAGATGGGTTCTTTGACACAGGTATTGATTGGGATGGTTTAAAGGTTTACAATGAAAGAATAGACAACGGCACAGCGTTGTTTGGTAAATATTACAGGGCATTATGGGATTAAATTATGAAACAACATAAATGGCATAAAGAGATTAAAAACACTCTTCGTTATGAAGATGGGAAATTATATTGGATTGAACAGAAATCAAACAGAGTTAAAGTTGGTGATGAAGCTGGCTCTATTGATTCACATGGTTACATACAAGTAAAAATTGACGGCAAGCCAAGATTAGCCCATCAAATTGTTTGGTTAATGTTTAATGATGACTTGCCTGAACAAATAGACCATATCAATCGCATTAGAACAGACAATCGTATTGAAAACTTACGACCAGCTACAAATATGACTAATCAACATAATGCAGGAATTAGAAAAGATAATACATCAGGACATACAGGTATTACATTTAAAAAAGAAACTGAACAATGGAATGTGCGTATTCAAACTAATGGGAAGCGATACAACATTGGTACTTATGATGATTTAGCAGAAGCGATTGATGCTCACAATATGGCGAAAGGAAAATATCGTGCAGAAACACAAGTGGTATAACGAGATTGTTGCTTGGGCAAGTGGTGTTGAGATTGAGTTTAAAGACCAATATGCTGAATTATGGCATAGAGCAGAAGAACCAAAATGGTATGAAGACAGAGAATACCGCATTAAACCACAGCCTAAAGAGCCACAGTATATGTATGTGTATAGGATGGCAGGGCAACATAATGTTGAATTTAGATTTTGGGATACAAAAACAGATGCACCAACATATGTAGGCAAAATTAAATTAGAGGTGGATGATGACACAAGCGGAACTTGATGAACTCACCTACTTGCTAATTTTATCCAAGATGAAAGAAAATGCTAAACAATTAGGAATACCCTTGTGATAGAATGGGACGAGTTTCACTTACCACCGATTAACTTATATAACAGACCAAGGAATAATATGGACAGAGAAAACGAATCAGGAATGGAACAAGAGGAAGAAATGTATGTGGAATTCACAATGATTGAGATAAACGAGTTCATTCGTATGTATGGTGCGGAATTCTTCTTGTCAAAACTGAAGTATCCAAACTTAATGGCAATTATCAGAGAGCTAGGATAATGCTGTTACAGGCGGATGCGTCCGCACTTGAGATTAGGGTGGCGGCTTACCTTAGCCAAGATGAAGTTTTAATAAATGAAATTATAAATGGTGTGGATTTACATACGGATAACCAAGAGAAGTTTGGCTTACCATCTCGTTTGATAGCCAAGATTTTAAACTTTAGGATATTGTATGGGGGCAATGAGTTCTCGTTTGCTAATGACCCCGACTTTACATCTATAAGTAAGAGTAAGGCATATTGGAAGGATGTGGTGGATGCCTACTACGACAAGTATCGTGGCATAGGGGCATGGCACACCAAGATTATCCGTGAGGTGGTTGAAACTAATAAACTCGTTGCACCTACTGGCAGGGAATACTACTTTCAGAAGTTCGGTGGGCAGTATAAGGATACGCAGATTAAGAATTATGCTGTTCAGGGGACGGGTGCTGACCTCATGGCTCTAGCAAGGGTTAGTGCTCATAACCGATTGAAAAAGCTAGGATATGGTGATAAATGTTTGTTAGTAAATACGGTGCACGATTCGATAATCCTTGACTTTGACGACAAAGTGTGCGATACTAAGGAATTAGTAAATATGTTTCACAGCGTGTTTCACGACCTACCAGCTAATTTTGAAAAGATGTTTGGTGTGAAATTTAATGTCCCAATGGCGGCTGAATGTCAAAAGGGTTTGAATTGGGCAGATATGGAGGTTGTATAATGGAAATTGAGATATTAGATATAGCAAAGACGGACAAAGAGGATAAGTTTGGTAAACCAACACGCACTCTAGCGGTAAATTACATCTCTGAAGGTGTAACTCGCACACAGAACATAGTTCCCTTTGCTAACCCCAAGGTGTTTGCTGTGCTAGACGATGCCTCTGTGGGAGATAAATTTGATGTAACCATCACCAAGAATGGTAAGTATGATAACTGGTCTGCAATTGGTCCAGTCGGGTCGTTTAAACAGGCTACATCAACGACAAAGGTAATTGGTAGTAACTACGAGACAGCAGAGGAACGGGCGATTAAACAACGATACATCGTTAGACAATCATCTCTTGCTAATGCTATTTCTTATTATAATTACAGTGTAGATACACCACACCAGTCTGTTGAAGGTGTTATTGCCATTGCTAAGCAATTCGAGGAGTATGTATTTGAGCCAGCAGAAACCTTATAATTGGATTAGAATACTAGAAGTTATTACCTGTTTTCACATTATTATTAACACTTATAGGCATTGGAACTAATATGACAAAATTAAAAGCAACCGTTATGTGGGCGAACTTAAACCATGTAAATGAAATGTCAGGCAAATATCAGATTGACCTGTCAAACCTATCAACAAAAGCAGTAGAAGAACTAGCTAAGGAAGGAATTGAAGCCCGTGAATCAACAAAAGCAGAAGACGAGCGTGGTGTGTATATTACTTGTAAATCGACATACCCAATCCCAGCCTATTACGAGGACGGTTCAGAAGTTCCGAGCAATATCAAAATTGGTAATGGTTCATTAGCTGTTGCCACCGTAAAACCTTTTGCATGGGAATTCAAGGGTAAGAAAGGTGTTAGTGCTACCATCTCTCGCCTGACAATCACTAAACTCCTAGAGTATGGTGCTGACGAGGATGCAGACACAGATTTAGCTGGTGCCGTGTGATTGAGTACATTCTTTGTTATAGCACTGCTTTTTTTCTTGGTATGTTGTTTGGTGTTGGTTGCTTTATCTATATTGTAAGGTGGTTATATGATAGCATTAATTGATTTCGACCTTGTAGTATATCGCTGTGCTGCTAGTTCAGAGAACGAAGACCTATCTATTGCCACACATCGTGTAGAGGAACTCCTAGACACAATCCTTACCAAGGTGCAAACAACTGAGTATAGAGCCTTTTTAACTGGGGCAACAAACTTCCGCAAAGAGGTTTATCCTGAGTATAAGGCTAATCGCACACAACCAAAACCAAAGTGGTTACAAGAGTGCCGTGAGTATTCAATGAAAAATTTATGGGCTGAACTTGCCCCTGATAATCTTGAGGCTGACGATGCTCTTGCAATCCACCAAACTGCTGATACCATTATCTGCTCATTGGATAAAGACCTGCTACAAATAGAAGGTAGGCACTTTCAATGGGAAATACAGGGTGGTCCTGAAGCAAAGAGGTGGAGTAAACCTGATACATTCCTCACACAGACAGCATTAGAGGGCAATCGCTTGTTCTACGAGCAATGCTTGAAGGGAGATACATCTGATAATGTGAAGGGTGTAAAGGGATTAGGGGAAGCCAAGGCTCGTAAACTCCTTGCTGGAATTGATAATGAGAGGGTTATGTTAGATGTATGCCTTTCACAATACGCCAGCGAGGAGGAGTTCTTGATGAACGCACAATGCCTGTATATTCTTAGGTCTTTGGATGATAGCTATATTTCACGATATGAGAGGTTAATAAATGAAGTTTGAAGTGAATGTTGTTAGTAAGCAGGTAATTGACTTATCTGAGGAAGACTGCGAGAACATCTTGATAAAAACCTTGCAGAATGATTGGTATGCAATATTTCAGGGTATGGATAAAGATGATTGTGAGGCAATTCAAAGAGTATATAACATTTATTCAGGTAAAAATCTTGTCTAGCTGGACAGAAGGTAGATTACGAACCTTTATCACTTCCACTCTACGAGGTGGGTTTAGAAAATATCCCCCCAAGTACGAAACTCTAAAAGCGGCATCAGTAGGTAAAAAGCTTAATGCCAAAACAAATAGAATGGCTGAACATTTCACTTGTAATATGTGCAAAGGTGAATTCCCAGCTAAAGAAGTGCAGGTTGACCATGTTGATGGGGTTATATGTCCCTACACAGGTTTTGTGGATTGGAACACATATATAGATAGGCTATACTGTTCTGACGATAATTTGCAGGTACTGTGTACAGATTGCCACGATGAGAAAACACGAGGTGAAAATGCTATTAGAAAAGAAACCAAAAGTAAATAGGAAAACTTGGTCTACTTGGTATGACATGATTAAAAGATGCTATAATCCTAAGTATAAGCGATATTTTGCTTATGGTGGTAGGGGAATATCTGTTTGTAAAGAGTGGAAAGAATCTTATGATAATTTTTTAAAGGATATGGGTGATAAGCCTGATGGATATTCTATAGATAGAATTAATAATGATGGAAATTATGAGCCTAGTAACTGTCGGTGGGCTACTCCAAAAGAACAAGCAGAAAATAGGCGAACAAACCGAAATATTACTTACAATGGTACAACTAGGACAGTATCTCAGTGGGCAAGAATTGTAGGGATTAGTCAAAATGCTTTAACCAAACGATTAATTTTTTGGGAACTTGAAAAGGCACTAACCACTAAACGATTAGAACAATTTGTAAGGAATCCTAATGGCAACTAAGAACGAAATTACTGGCGATGCTATAATTAGTGGTAAAGGTAGTAAGAAAAAGTTTGATGACGGTATGAAACTCATTAAGCCAAGTTGCCTTCCCGATTGTAAATATCTTATTGACACACTTACTAAGTGCAGGGTTTGTGATTTCCGTGACGAATCGCTTGCACCAAAAAAGAAAGGTAAAAAATGAAGATAAGTTTAAACGACCTCCCCGAACACCACCCCTATAGGAATATTAAACTTAAAGATTTAGAGGTGTTTTATCGTAAAGAGGGCACTAAGGCTTGGCAAGAGGTATTCTCCACTTATAACATTGCAAAAAACACATACAATGAGTTAGGTGAAGTGTGGAAGAATGGACAGGAGTGGGCTGTGGATAGTGATTCATCTTTGTGTCAGATATGCGGTAAGGAATTAAGTAAGGTTACAGAATGTGCTTGGACATCTTGCCCTAAAGACGCTTGGGACGAGAGTAGGATTGATAATATAGGTCAGAACGGAAACGAGGGCTTACATTATGAGTAAACGGATAATGGTGATACCTGACACCCAAGTCAGACCAAACGATGATTTAGGATACTTAGAACGCATCGGGAAATATGCTGTTGATATGCTTCCTGACATTGTGGTGATGTTGGGCGATTTCGCAGATATGCCCTCTTTGTCTAGCCATGATAAGGCAGGTAGCAAGAGTATGGAGGGGCAACGGTATAAGGCAGATGTAAAAATAGTGCGTGAGGCGATGGATAAACTCCTGACACCTATCCGAGAGGAGCAACAACGGAGAATAGATAACCATAAACCCCGTTGGAATCCCCGAATGGTTATGCTGTATGGTAATCACGAGAATCGCATAAATAGGGCAATTGACAACGACCCTAAACTTGATGGGTTAATCTCTTTGGAGGATTTAGGATATGAAGAAGCTGGCTGGGAAACTGTACCATTTTTGCAACCTATCATTATTGAAGGTATTGCTTTCTGTCACTACTTTGTTGCTGGTGTTATGGGTCGCCCTTGTGGGACTGCCCGTGCTTTGCTTGCTAAGCATCATCAGAGCTGCATCGCAGGGCATCAGCAAGGCAGAGACATCGCATACGGATTAAGGGCTGATGGGTCAGAGGTTATGGCTCTTATTACTGGTAGTTGTTACGAGCACGAGGAGTATTACTTAAATCACCAAACCAACCGACATTTTAGAGGCTTGTATATGTTGTTTGATGTTAAGGATGGTATGTTTGATGAGTGCCCTATTAGTTTACGATACTTGAGAAAACGGTATGCGAAGTCTTAAAGAATGTACTACATCTTATTTATGGGATTTGTATAACAATAATAAGAATATATTAGAAAGTTTAAAGCGTAGTGAAAATGATTATTATACTCCATCTGAAATTGGAACTACTGCTCAAAGAATAAAAAATATATTAACTGAAATTAATGATAGGAAAACCCCAGTATGAACGCAGTTGATAAGCAGGTGGGTGGCGACCACTACAAGAAATTCAAGATACAACCAGCCGAATTTTGCTACAAGAATGGGATACCATACCTAGAAGCCACAGCCATAAAATACCTTTGTAGGTGGAGAGACAAGGGGGGAATTCAGGATTTAGATAAAGCCATACATTTTATTGAACTACTGAAGGAGTTTGAGAGTGCTGACGATTAAAGAATTGCAAGAGGTAATGCTTGAGCAGTTGGATGAGTTGGAGATATTTGACCTACTGGAAATTACCGCAGAGGATTTAGTTTATGCCTTTGAGGATAAGATAGCAAAATATGCCAAAAAGATAGAATTAGAGTTAGCTGACCCACAGGAGGAATTATGGTAAAAAAAGCAAAAGTAAAAGTTGACCAAAAGCAATGGCACGTTCAGCTAGATTGTGAAGTGGAAGTTGTCAAGAGGGGATATTACCCCGATACGGTTATAGCCAAACTCCCGAATGGAAAAGAAACTCATGTTGATATGGCATACCTAGCAAAACTTAAGGGGGTTTAAGATGGAAAAACCTAAAGATTGGATTACAAAAGAAGAAGGTAAAGAAGCAGCCTACACTTTGTATAAATTTATGAAACAATATGAAACTGTTCCAGCAGTCTATCAACAAAGCAGTTTATGTATGATTGGTATTAGATTATTACAAATAGAAGAAATACAAAAAAATATGCGAAAAAACTATAAAAAACAAATAAAGCAATTAGAAAAAGAAAAGAAAATTACTAACATTAGTAAAAATGAGTTTTACTATAACTAAAGGATAATTATGTTTGTATCAGTAGAATTTATTACAGGTATGATGGTCGGTGTGGAATTGGTGGACAAGCGACTTGTTGGTGAGGAAAGTGGTTGGATATTTGTAATAGATTTATTTATTGTTAGGCTAATGTTTGACAATTAATGATTTTACTGATTACAGAAAACCTGTCTTATGATATAATAGTAGTATAGTATAAGTTTATACTATTGTGCAATAAATGCACATTACTAATTGGAGAATATTATGTGGAAAACACCTTCAGCAACAGAAATGCGCTTTGGTTTTGAAGTAACGATGTATGTAATGAATAAATAAGCTTTTTTACGAGCTGTACGGCTTGTTTAAAACTAGGGGTCTATGTAACGGTATCAGTTTTATATGATAATCGCTTCTAGACCCCTTTATGTGCGTTCTAGCTACATATTGAACACTTTTAATGGATTTATGACATCATTTCCCACTACTTCAGCACCAATTGTTGAAACAGCAGGGAATATTAAGATATTTTTCAATGTTTGCTTACGAACTATATCAGAAACACCTTTTGGTATAGCTTTAATTTTATCAGATATTTCCATAGATTTTTTTCTATCTAAAATTCCCAACTCACGAAGTTTAGAAGCAGTAGTGCGATGATATTTCAACATTGCTTCAGGACTGTCTAAACTTTTAATTTGTTGTTGATAGGCATTAATCACATCTTGTTTGCCAGTAGGTGATTGGTTTATTAATGCAATAGCATTATCCACACTTGGAGAACCTATCCGCAATTGCTCATCAAGTAGTGTAGGTATGGTATCACGAGCCTCGGCAATAAACTCTTGCTTTTCTGCTGCTTTCAATGCGCTGTATTGCTTTTCACCTACATTACGCTCTAAGTATTGGTCAAAACGAGCCACTAGTGCTTTACGGGCATCTTCAGGTATCTTTGTTTTAGTTTCAACTTCCGCACCTTTTTTAGCAACCGTGTAAACGCCCCCATTCTGCAAGAGGTTTAATACATCTTGTCGAGAGGTTGCAGCAATATTCGGGTCTTTAGAAAGTTCGTTGCGTAAAATCTTTTGCAAACTAACAATTTCAGCAGGTTTCATTCTGTCTCGTTTAGCCAACACAGCAACATCATCTAATAATAATTTATATTCAGGTGATGTGCTAAAGACATTAGGCATAGATGTTGTCTTTTTAGCAGCCTCAGTAACCTTCATACCAAGCTTATCAAAGGTAGCAGGAACTACCTCACTTGATACAATGTTAGTTTCCTTTAATTTTTGTAGGGTATTGTAATAATCATCCCTTAAAATAGTAGAAGCTTTTTTACCAATATTCTTACTAAATGCAATTTCATCTGCACCAAAGATTTCCGCTTTCAAGGCATTTTGTACTGCCTCAGAATTCTCTGTGGTATGTAAGATGTCGTAAGTATCCTTGCCAAACATCTTTTCGCCTACAATTTTAGATGCGTTCTCCTCTAATCGACCCGGAAGCATACGAGCAACAACACGACCTTTCCAAGGAAGAAGACCTGTTACTGCTTTAGCACCTATACCTAAAGTTTGTGTACCTAAACCAAAGATAGTTTCCGCAGCAAGAGTGGTAGCTGGGCTATTACCCATAGAACGGGAAACCTCACCTGCCATACCCCCTGTTAAACCTAATATACCGCCTGTCAAAGCACCTGCTGGCGCACCAACAAGGGTAGGAGCACCTAAAGCAGCACCAATACCTGTGCCAATAGCACCCTCAGCTAATACATCTTTTCCTGAGAATGGTTGAGGTTGAATGGGAGTTGTAAATATATCCCACATAGATTTAGGGGTTGCTAACTTCTCAGCAACAGTTTCAGGAGCAGTTATGGTTGCAATAGCTTCAGGAGATAAACTAAACTCATCAAAAGCATTACCTTGTTGTGAAAACTCATCAAAAGCATTTGCCATATTATTTCGTTCCTAATATTCTGTTAGAAGCACCTGCACCAAATTTAGCATCAAAATCAGCAGCCAAAGATGGATTTCCTTTTAATTTATTAATAGCACCTTGAGGAATTGCGGCAGGAGCAACAGTATCCCTATCAGTTCCATTTACTTTCAACCAATCTTTAAATGCAACATTAGGATTTTTCTTAGCATACACACTATATTTAGCAACATCCGCACCAGTAAAGGGAATAGATTGTTGTAATTTCTCGACGTTTCCTCTTACTAAAGCCTTTTGGTCATCAGACAATGCAGGGTTAGCCATAGCTGCTTCAGAAGCCGCTTCAGCAATTTGTCGCAACTCACCCATCTTTTGCACTTGAACAATGTATGGTTGACCAGCCTTAGCAATCAAGGCATTTTTCAAGTTATCTAATTGACCAATAGTTGTGCGTCGTCCAGCATTTTGCATTGTACCAATGTTTTGGATAACTGGTAGCATGATGGATTCGTATTGACCTTGTTCAGCAGGAGTAATTACTGTACCAAAAGCCGCACCCGTAGAGGACAAGATACCTGTCCCTTTAATATTAGTAAATACACCAGCAGTAATAGGTGATGTTCCACCTTGAGTTAGTATATTCAAGTTAGTAGTAGCAGGTACAAGCTCAGCAGATGATGTTACAAAGTTATTCGCATAACCCCTTTCATATACACTACTGTTAGAAGTGTTTTTAGGATTTAAAGATGCAACTAATGCTGCAATCTCTTTTCTACCATCTATACGCATTTGTTCTATTACTTTAGCATCTTCTTGACGTTGTTTAGCTATTTCAATACGACCTTCTAAAGCAAGTTGAGCTTGGTCTATCATAGTTTGACGGTAAGCCGCTTTGTCTGCACTAGTTTGCATCATGGTTGCTAATTTCTCTGCTGGCATAAATGGAGCAGCAGTTGCTATAATTTCTTCAGTAGTAGGCACTTGACCTAACTCTTGTTTAGCTCTATATAATGTTTGTAATGCTTGTGAGGCTTGTTGTTCTTGAAGTAATTCAGCTTGTTTATTAGCAGCTTCAGCATTATATTTAGCAGCTTGTGCTTGCTCTGTGCCAACTTTAGCATTAGCCAATTTACCTGCTTGCATATTTTGATAGGCATGGTTAGCCAACTCAGGCATATTAGCTTGCATAGCAGCTTGATATACAGCAGCACTTAATTTGTATGGGTCTTGCATATCTTCAGGTGACAAAGAGGATTGCACTTCTTGTAATAAAGCATTTTCTTTGGTTTGTCTAGCAAGCATTGGGTCTTCTGCACCTAACAACCCCCCTATTGTCCTGCCAATGTTTCTACCCCGAATAGCCGCATCATAAATCATACCTTGCTCAGGGTCTAGTTTAGCTTCTGCTAGTGCTTGTGCACGAAACTGCATATCTTGTTGTTGTTTAAACAACTCAGGGGAAACCCCAAATAATCCTTGTACTATTTCAGCCATTATTATTCCTTCTATTTAGTAAAATACACCACTCATGCGTTGACCGCCATAAGTAGCTGGGTCCACATAAGATGACTGACCTAATTGATATGCTTGCACACCTTCAGTAGAAGGAAGACCACCAAACAAACCACTCCAATTTATTTTACCTAATCCTTCTCCAGCACTATTCCAAGCAGCAGTGTTAGCTCGTTGGGCATTTAAATTTTGTAAATAATTTACTCTGTTTATATCCGAATTATACGCAGCAGTTTGATTGTTAAGTTGACCAACACTAATACCAGTATTTAAACCTTGAGCCATAGTATTAGCACCTAGATTCTCAATACCTGTGCCATAACCCATAATGGTATTAGCTGTGTTATATGGGTCTGTTAGGTAAGATTGACCTAAGCCATACAATGCACCAGCACGTTGTAATTGTTCACCTTGAATTGCACGAGCACGGTCTTCAGCACTTAAGGCTAATGCAGCGTTTTGTTGCTCACGAGCAGAGGCTAAAGCAAATTGTTGGGGATTCACATAACCAGCCCCCATACCAACACCTTGACCAAGAGTTCCACGGCTAAATTGTAAATCGTTTAAACGACTTGATTCAGCAGCACGAGCTGGCTCTAATAATGCTTGTTGTTGATTAAAGTAATCTTGTGTCATTGCACCAGTATCCATGGCACTTGCTTGACCAAACAATCCTCTACCATAATCTGATACTTGTTGCCCATAGGCTGTTTGTTCAGCAGAAGGGAGAGCGGCTGTTGCCCCAGCATAATACCTATCCCTAAACGCTTGCATTTCAGGTGTTAAGGTATAAGTGGCAGTTCTAGCTGTTGGGTCAACCGTAGAAGTAGCAATACCTGATTTAATGCTATATGGAGTAAATCCAGCA